CGGACATCGTCAACGCTCCGGCGACCATCTACGTCGGAGCGCACCCACCGGACGATGAGATCGCGATTCTGATCCCCCTGCCGAGCGGCAAGTTCGCGAGGTGCATCGTGGAGGGCTCGGATCTGGAGGACGCGCTGGACGTGGCCCGTGAGGACCTGGTCGCGTTCGAAGCAGACCGGGCCGAGGCCGAGCGGAAGCAGCAGCCCGAGCCCGACGAGGCCGCACCCGACGAGGTGCTGCCCACGAACGCCGAGGAGCAGCCGACCGAGTGAGCAAGGCGCTGGCCAGACGCCCGAGCCAGCACAACCTGTCGGCCCGGGCACGCGAGCACTTGCTGGCCGAGATGCTCTCGGAGGTAGCGGCGGAGGACGTCCACCTGCTGCGTGCGGCGGGCCGCGCCTCCGAGCTGGACAGCGCCGAGCAGGCGACGGCGCTCCTGACGCTTCCCCGATCGGAGCTGGAGGCCCAGGGGTGGACGCGGGAAGAGCTGCGGGTCGCCCGGGACGCGCGCAGCAACAGCCGCGAGGTCCCTTTCTACGTGAAGATGGCGCACGAGCGAACGCTGATGCGGTATCGGGGCCAGGACGGCGCCCCGCCAGCGGCCCAGGCGCTGATCGTGCTCCCCGACTCGGCGCCCGAGGCGGACCAGCAGCAGCGGGTCATCGAGCCGCCGCGGGAGCCCGATGCGAACAACGGTTGAAACCGGGGTCTGGGGGAAGGGCCGCAAGAACAGCGACAAGGAGCTGGAGCTGCAGCTGTCGCAGGTCCGCACGGCCCTCAACAAGGTCTACCAGCTGCGCAAGACGGTGGTCAGCGTAGGCGGCGGCGGCCCCCAGACCCTGTGGATCGACCCGGACGAGCTGATCCAGGATGTGCACGCCACGCTGACCGTCGTCGCCCTGGCCAGCAACGCCGACGGGACGGCCTACGGCAAGTTCGAGCACACGGCGATGTTCCTCCGGCCGCCGATTGGACCGGCGGTCCAGCTCGGGGCCGAGCAGCTGCGCCACCCAGACATCGCCACCGCCGGCGTGTCGATCGCGCTCGGGGTGACGGCGAGCAGCCTATTCATTTCGGGCAACGACGGCGGGACGGCGCTGACCTGGGACCTCTGGATCGAGGCGCGGAGCGCGTGAACACGCCGGCCACCGCCACCATCGACAACCGGAACAAGTACGGGTTCCGCCGCTACCCCTACGGCCAGTGCGCCGAGCCGGGGTGCGAGCGCGCGGCCTGCCACGAGTACAAGAACCGCAAGGTTTGCCGGACTCACCTGCCGTCAGAAATCATCTTCTGCCCGTTCCTCGGCCAGCAGACGAAGCTGTGGCAGGCAAACGACCGCTACGTGCTCGGCGGCGGGGGCGCCGGCGGCTCGAAAACGTACTGCGGGGCACGCCTCTGGATCAAGCAGTGGTCGAAGGCGCAAGCGGCCTGGAGAGAGACCGGCCGACGCTCCACCGGGTGGGCAATCTTCCTGCGGCGGACGATTCCTGAGCTGCTGCAGGTGATCAACGACTTCAGGACCTACTACCAGCGGGTCGACAGCGGCGTGCGGTGGGTGGAGAACTACAAGCTGGCCGAGTTCCCATGCGGCTACACGGTCCAGTTCGGGGGGATGGAGAACAGCCACGACTGGCAGAAGTATTGGGGCCCCCAGTACACCCTGGCCGTCTTCGACGAGGCTACGCAGTTCACCGTCGAGCAGATCGAGAAGATCGACCAGCGCCTGCGGTCTGACGATCCGGTGCTGGGCCCGCTGATCCAGCTCTACCTGCTGACTAACCCCGTCGGTGCGGCCACCAAGCTGTACCTGAAACAGCGGTTCGTGAAGGCGGGCGAGCCCGAGGAGCGCGTGCCGATCGACTCCACCCTTGCCGACGGCCGCGTGGTCCGCAAAACGCAGGTCTACATCCCGTCGAACCTCTTCGACAACCCGGCGCTGATGGAGTCGGGTGATTACGAGGCCACGCTGCGCCGCCACAGCCAGGCCACCATTCGCGCCCTGCTCTACAATGATTGGGACGTCGACGAGGGCAGCTGGATCGGCGACGATTGGGACCCGCGGTATCACCTCTGCACGCCGCACCCCATCCCCCGCGGCTGGCACCGGTTCAAGATGGGCGACTACGGCTACCGGGCCCGCTCGGCGGTGCTGTGGATGGCCGTTGACCCCGACGACAACTGGATTTGCTACCGCAGCCTCTCGGTGACCCGCAAGACGGCCGACGAGCTGTCGCGGCTCATCCGGGAGATCGAGCTACAGCCCCTGGTGGCGAAGGTCAACGGCGAGCGGGTCCTCGTGACCGAACCCGAGTGGGACGAGGTCAACGACTGCTCGACGGTCTACGGGCCGATGGACGCCTCGTGCTGGCGGCAAGAGGGCCACGGCCCGACCCTCGGCGAGACGATGCAGACGATGGGGACAGGGTTTCTGAAGTCCTCGAAGGACCCCGACGGCGCCGCCGACCAGATCCGCACCCGCATCCGTCGGCGCACGCCCACCGGCCGCGGTGATGAGATGGTCGCGGGCCTGCGGTTCTTCACCACCTGCAAGACGCGCTTTCAGCTGCCCAACGGCCAGTGGGACGAGACCGGGCCGATCATCACGATCCCCACGGTGCCGTTCGACCCCAACAACCCCGACCGGTGGGACACCACGGCCGACGACCACGACATCGACGCCCTCGGGTACGGGATGCTCTCCCGCCCGGTGGTGGGCACGGCCGAGGAGCCGCTCCCGCCCGGCCAGGGCGTCGTTTACGAGCTGCTGAAGTTCCGCAACAACCAGGCTGCCCAGGGCCCTCTGCCGGATTGGTACAAACATGGCTGACCTCCCTCCGATCGGTGGCCCCGAGAGTCGTCCCCCGGGGCCGATGCCGCCCAATCCGCTGATGATGGACCAGGGCCCCGACGACGCGGCCCCGCCGCCGGTCCAGGCGCCCCCCGACTACAGCTCGGTGATCAACCTGGCCGAGCAGCTGCCCGAAGAGTTCTTGAAGAAGGTAGGCCAGCGGGTCATCAGCAACAAGGACATCGACGAGAAGAGCGGGAAGAAGTACCGCGAGACCCAGGCCCGGCATCTGGCGCTCTTCGCCGGCGCCATTCCCCCGCGCTCCGACACGCAAAAGAACCTGATGTACGTCCACCTGCCTTACCTGACCAAGGCGGTGCTGATGTTCCACTCCAAGCTCCATCGCCACTTCTTCCCAGCGACGGGGGACATTTGCGGCGTGGTGGCCGCCCGGCCCGAGCAAAAGGAGAAGTCGCGGAAGATGTCGCGGCACCTGAACACCTTCATCCGCAAGCGCTGCGTGGAGTACATCCCGAGCCACGACCGCGGCGGGATGCGGGTGTTGCTGATGGGGAGTGAGTTCTCCGTCTGGTACTACGACCCGATCGAGCGGCGCCCGAAGTTCGAGTTCGCCAACAGCGACGACGTCATCCTGCCCTACAAACACAAGAGCGACCGCGTGGACCTGGCCGACGTCCCGCGAATCACCTGGCGCAAATACTACTACCGCCACGAGCTGGAGGCGCTCGGTGATCCCGACGAGGAGACCGGGATCGCCTACTACACCAACGTGGACAAGCTGTTCCCGCAGCCCTACGGGGACGACGGGACGCCGAAGGACGGCGGTGCCGGTGACATGGTCCCCTCATCCCGGCCGGTGCAGGAGAAGGGCGACCAAATCATGGGCACGGCGCCCGCCCCTGACGACCCCGACGCGCCCCGGGAGTTCATCGAACAGGACCTTTGGCTGGCCCTGCCGGGGACGAAGCGGCAGCAGCCGGTCACGGTCTGCGTAGACCTCGCCACCGGCACCGTTGCCCGTCTGACCCTGAGGCAGAAGGACGATCCGAAGGACGCCGCCCGGTACAAGCACGAGCTGTTCATGCAACAGACCGAGTTCGAGGGGCGCATGGCCCAGTACCAGTCACAGCTGGTGCGCTTCCAGAACGGGGACTACGACCAGGGGCCGCCCGATCCGATGACCGGGATGGCGACGCCGATCCCAATGCAGCACCCGGGGCCCGAGCCGCAGCCCGGGCCCGAGCCGAAGAAACCCCGGCAGGTGCCGGTGAACCGCTTCACTCACTACGTCTGCATCCCGAACCCCGAAGGCATCTACGGCTACGGCCTCGGGTACCTCGTGGAGGGCCACAACGTCACGTCGAACGAGGTGATGAGCCTCTACGTGTCGCTGATGCGCATGAATCTGCTCCCCACCTACGTCTACAGCCGCCAGGCGAAGATGCCGCGGGGGGAATTCAAGCTCGTCCTCGGCGAGGGGATGGAGACGCCGCTGCCGCCCGACCAGGTGGCGAAGGCGTTCCACCAATTCCAGTTCCCGCAGGGCGATCCCAACGCCTTCAAGGTGGAGGAGCGCCAGGATCGCGCCGTCCAGCAGGTCACCGCCGACGACATCCTGAGCGGCAGTAGCGGAATGAGCGGCCAGACGGCCACCGAGACCGAGATCCGCAGCTCCAACGCCTCCGACTCCATCTCGATGATCGCCGTCCGCTACAACCGGGCCCGCGGCAACGAGATCACGGTGCTGGCCTACATGATGAGCCAGACTCTGGAGGAGCCCGACACGTTCTTCGAGGTGCAAGACAACCCCCAGGCCCCCGAGCAGGAGGCCGAGGAGTTCGTGGTCAGCAAAGAGGACTACATCGACGAGTTCGACGTGGTTTTCACCTGCGACCCCGACCTCGCCAGCAAGCCCCAGCGCGAGCAGACGGCGCTTCGGGGCTTCAACGTCGCCCAGCAGGTCGCGCAGACGATGGCAGGGCCGATGCCGGTCATTGATCCGATGACCAGCGTGGTG